GTTTGTCCAGATATCCTGCATCCCTTAATTTTTTGAAAACAAGATTTTCAATACAAAAATCAAAACCAATTTCATTTTTCATACATTCCCGGCGTGATTCACTCAGTTTGTTTTTGAGATTTTTTGCCCGTTTCAATATGTTTTTTAAAACAATACGACAATCATTTTTGTTTTTTTCTTTGATAAGAAAATCTATTTCTTTTTTATAAAATTCATATTTTTTATTCACATTTTGTTCATCAATTTCCGGAGGATCATAAACAGGTTGTTTGATCCATTTGTTTTTTAATATGCTATAAATGCTTTTTGTTTTGTGAGGTTGAATGCTGGTATCTTCCACAAAAACCTCCACCGGATGGTTTTTTAGGGTTATATCATGTTTTAAACGCCATTTATATGCTTCCCCATCAAAAGCCATGAAAACTAATTTGTCGTTCTTATTTGCCTTTTTAAAATCTATCCGCAGATGCAGATCGATATCACTGTTTTTTGTGTATGTGTAATTGGTTATGCTTCCAGTAATTTGAATATCTTCAAGAGGGGCATTTGTTTGCAAATTGTTATAAAAATCCAAAGCTATGTCCACAAGATTGTTTCTGACTTTTTTATCAAATCCTTTGTCAGTCCAAAACTTTGAATTTAGATCTTTATGATATTCAAATGCCATATAGTTATTTAGTCAAAAAAAAACCCCCGTTGATTAGACGGGGGTTTTTTATTATATATTTTTATCAGTTGGCTTGGAACAGGTCTTGATCACCTTTTCCGCCACCCTTGATCACTGAGGAAACGACGTTGGCTTTTCCTTTTGTGCTTGTGGGTGCACCACCTTTGACTCCAGATCCAACAAGAGCATGGCCCCGTTCGCCTTCGGTTCCAACCTTGTCAGTTACTTTGGAATCACCACCCTTGCCGTTCTTGGCAAGACTGGTCAATGTGCTAGCAACTTTGTTGCTGCCGGAAGAAACTTTTGATAGTTCTTGACCTTTTTTGGCATTAACAAGAGCATGACCGAGATCTTCAGCTTCGATCTCTTCAGTAGCGATTTCTTCATCTTCCTCTTCGCTGTCAGCATCTTCTTCGGCGTCCTCTTCTGACCAGCTTTCGTCTTCGTCAGATTCGGTACCAGCTTCAGCTTCGGCTTCACCTTCACCACCGACATCATCGGGGATAAGATCAAGGCTTTGAAGCTTTTGCAAAAGTTCAATTGCTTTGGCGAGATGCTCTTTAGGAGTCAGCTCTGTTTCTTCACCAGTGGCTGCCGGGGCGACATCGGCGGTGCCGGGTTGAGCTCCAGTGATGCCAAGTTCAACGTCGTCCTCGGACATCACAGCTTCATATAGTTTGTCGAAGTTACTCATATAGATTATTTATTGTTATCCTTTCTATTTTTTGTATTTTTATTTACAAAACTAAAAAATTCTTCAAGTGCTTCTGTATGACCATTGACTGCAGCCACCGTCAACAAATTCACAAAGTTTCTTTTGCCCCATATTGTCTTATATTCACTAAGACGTGTAAAAGCTTCATGCTTATCATCTTTTACAAGCTCATTTATGATCAAATTGACATTTTTTGTGTTGATAACGCTTTCGTTGGCGCTACTGAGTTGTTCTGGTTGAAAATAGTTGTCTTTTTTAAATTTTTTCTCTTTAACATCAATAGGTTCAGCCAATTGTTCAGTATCAGGACCGCTGTCCTTATGAGCAAAATCTTTAAGTTTGGGTTCAGAAACTATTTTTTTATCTTTAACCAATTCAAAAGCTTGCACTCCACCTTTTCCTGGTTTTGTGCCGAATTTAGCTTTAGGATCAGTTAATTTCTTGCTTTTCTTTTCTAAAACTACTTCATCTTGTTGATGTGCAGCATTTTCCAGAAGCATTTTATGATAAACTGCTCCAATGTCCAATAATGTGTTTGCGTTACTTTTAGGCATACCGTATTTCTTAATATATTTACTCTTTTGGTTCATACGTTAAGTATTTATACCACATGAAATCAAATGATAGATATTTGGGAAATCCAAATCTGCCCACCCCAGCTGCTGAGTTTGAGTATACACCAGAGATGATCAAGGAAATGGGCAAATGCAAATCCAATATTCTTCATTTTGCTGAAAATCATTTTTTCATTGTTAATTTGGATGTGGGTCGAGTAAAAATAAAATTGCACAATTATCAAAAAAAAATTTTAAGAAGTTTGCGGGACAATCGTTTTGTTTGTTTGCTTTCAAGTCGTCAGGCAGGAAAAACAACAGTCATGACCATATATTGTCTTTGGCTGGCATGTTTTCAAAACGATCAAAGAATTCTTCTTGTGGCAAATAAAGAAGAAACTGCCAAAGAAATTTTTGCACGTATTCGATTGGCTTATGAAAATCTTCCCAATTTTTTAAAACCGGGTGTAACAGAATATGGAAAGACTGCCATGGGTCTTGCCAACGGCAGTCGAATCAGTATTAGCACCACATCATCTGATGCAGGCCGTGGAAGTTCTGTAAACGTTTTGGTCATTGACGAGTTGGCTCACATTGACAACAGCATGGTGGAAACATTTTGGTCTGCTGTTTATCCCATCATTTCATCCAGTAAAAAAAGTAAAATTTTTGTGGCCAGCACACCCAATGGAACTGGAAATCTTTTTTATCAATTATACACAGACGGAATGGAAGGAACAAATAATTGGAAAACAGAAAGGGTGGATTGGTGGGAAATTCCTGGTCGAGACGAAAAGTGGAAGGATAATACAATCAAAAGTCTGGGCAGTCGGGAATTGTTCGACCAGGAGTTTGGAAATGAGTTCCTCCAGGAAGGAGAATCTGCACTGAATGGAGATGACTATGAAAAATATAAAGCAGCATGCAGTGATCCTCTTTTCATTTTTGATGATGGAAAATATAAAATATGGGAACAACCGCATAAAAACGGAGTATATGTTGCAGGTGTGGACGTGGCTGAAGGGGTAGGACAAGCAAGCAGTGTAATTCAAATATTTGATTTGGCAGATTTAAGCAGCATTCGTCAGGTTGCCATGTACAGGGACAACACCATTACTCCTTATAACTTTACAATAAAACTTGTGGATATTCTTGCTCAATGGGGAAATCCTCCATTGTTGATTGAAAGAAACAATTGTGGCGGTCAGATTGCAGATGCTCTTTTTGAAAATTATAGTTATGATCCAATGATCAGTTATAGTCACGGAAAAACATTTGATAAACCTGGAATATTCACCAATACCAACACCAAATATCATGCAGTCATTAACATGCGGTATTGGATCAATGAACTGCGATCCATAGTTTTCCGTGATATTGTCACATTAAATGAATTGAAAACATTCATACGCTATCCAAACGGAACATGGGCTGCCCGTAAAGGAAACAATAATTTTGATGATTGTGTCATGAGCATGGCCATGGCTCTTCTCATTTTAACGGATGATCTTGTGGAAAAATATTATGAAGTAACTGGAAGAGATAAAAATAATCGACCCAGTTCCATAATTCCTTTTAAAAAGAATGATGGATTAACATTCAAATTTGGAGCCAATGAAGATGGATTTTCCGGCATGCCTGTGATCATGTCTTCTAATGATAAAGATGAAATGGACCTTGAAATGGATTATTATTCCAATCAAGGCTGGAAACCCCTTTAATTAAATAATACCATGGCAGCCACATACAACCAATCCATGCTTAATAAGGCACGGAAAGACAAGTTTTTGATGGTTTTAACACCCTCCAAATTTTTAAGAAATAAAATCAACAATTTGGAAAGAGGAAATGACACTATAAATTTAGATAGTTTTCAATTTTCAGTGTTTGGTATTGATGTTCCAGATATTAGCATTCCTCAAGTTGAAACCAGTTATGGTGCACAAGTTTTAAAAGTTACAAGTTATGCCCGACCTTCTTTTGATAATGTTCTGGTGAAATTTACTGTGGATAATAATTATAATAATTACTGGTTCATTTACACTTGGATGCAACTTATAAATGATGATAAAACAGCCATTCCAAATCAAGGTAGTTATCCTCCTTTATTGGAAGATTATTCAACAACCATAACTATCTATGGCTTAGATGAATATAATAAAAATAAAATAAAATTTGAATTTCATCAAGTAAAACCCGTAAAACTAGGAACAATAGCTTACAACTACAGAGATAGCGGAGAAGTTGAAAGCAGTTTCGAATTTAGTTTTTTTCAACTTATAGCAACTCTTCTGTAAAAAAAGTTAAAAAATTATTCAGAATAGAATAAATAATTTATATGCCTAAGCGTACAATACAAAGTCCCGGAGTTGAAATTAACGAAGTTGATCTTTCATTGCGTCCTGTAATTAATGTACCCACAACTACTTTAATTGCAGGTTTCTCACCACAAGGACCTTTGGATGAAATTATCCAACCTTCAAGTCTGAGTGAATTTGAAAATATTTATGGCAAGCCTGTTAATGCAGCTGAACGTTATTTTTATCATACCGTAAAAGCAGCTTTCCAATCTCAAAATGAAATCCTTGTCACCCGCATGCCATATGGTAGCGGAAGTGGAGCAGGTTTCACTGATTCTTACAGTGCCCTTGTTTATCCTGTAACCAGCTATAACGGTTCTTATGAAACCGAAATCGGAACAGTTCCTGCCACTGGAGGAGTTGGTCTTAGCGGTGCAAATACATATTTCTTCGGTCAACCCACTCAAGTCGAACTTACTTCTCAAGAGTATCAAGATATTTTAAATGGTAGTGCATTCGATTCTTGGAAGAATGTTCCAACACAATTCACATTTACCAGCACTGGTGCCAGCAAGCTGACACAATTGGCAAATGCCGGATTTATCGTGTTGAATAAAGCTCAAACCAGCATCAATAACAGATATGAAGGTTACTATTTTGGTGCAATCGACAATACAAACCTGAATCCTGCCACTCAATTTGATGGAATTAACGCCATCAAAACAATTGATAGAAAGGCTGGATCCACATTCAACTTCCTTTCAATTCCTAGTACACGTCTAAATTTCCCTCTCAGTGCAACTGAGTTTGGTACTGGAAACAGTATCAGTGAAATTATGGAAAATCTTCCAACCTTCAATGTTAGCACTCGTCAATTTGACGATACATTGCTGGTCGGTCTATTCAAACTTCGCCAAAGCACATTTGGCACAGATACATTAACGCTTGATTATATTCTTTCTGAGAGTTATGTCGGTTCTCTTGATTATTGGAGACAAATCAACGACGTAAATGGTGGATTACCCATCTCATTCTTCCTAGGAACACGTGAAGATGATAGTCCCAATCTTTCACTTCTGATCAATCCATTTATCACCAATCGCAACACTCAAACATGGATCAACAGTGCAGGACTTCCTAAGAAGAAGGTCCGTATGTTGAATCCTAATTTGGCTATTCCTTACAACAGCAATGGATTTGTTGATACCAATGTAACTTACGAAACACGCGTAGGTGCTCCTAGCGCAACTGTAAGAGGAATTCTTCAAAATGGAATTCTAGGCAGAGTTGATTCACTATATAGCTTTGGTGCATTTGACAGCACTGTTGTTACCAACAAGTTGATCGGAAGCGTACCCAGCAAGCTGCAACGTGTATTTGATCTTGTTGAAAATGTTGACCTTTACAACATCAGCATTACTGTTGAAGCTGGTTTGGGAACCATTTTCTCTGCTGCTGAATACAATTCAGACGTATTGAGTGGTGCAAACATCTTTGATGACACAATTCCTTTGGATATGGACGGATTCTATGTGACAAACAATGAATCTCTAAATGGTAATGCGTTGACTATCCGTGAAAATTACAATGATGTTGCCAGCACATTCATCAACTTCGCTCAAAATGTTCGTAAGGATCACATCTTTATTGCTGATCCTATCCGCAACATATTTGTTCAAGGTGAAAACAGCAAGATCATTGATGATCCAACCAAAAACTTCAATCAACATATCTACTGGCCGATCCGCCATAACTTCTCATTGCTCAATACAAGCTATGCAGCAACTTATGGTACTCTAGCCAGAGTGTTTGACGACGGTCTAAGCAAGCAAACATGGGTTCCGTTCTCGGGATTCGCTGCTGCAGCTTATGCCAACACAGACGCCAACTTCCAACCTTGGTTCGCACCTGCAGGATTTACTCGTGGTGTGTTGCTGGGTGTAAACGATCTACCGGTTTATCCCAATCAAAAACAACGGGATACACTATACAAGATCAATGTTAATCCTGTAGCTTTCTTCCCAGCTGAAGGTTTCGTAATCTTCGGTCAGAAGACCTTGCTCAAGAAGCCCAGCGCATTTGATCGAGTAAACGTTCGCCGCTTGTTCGTGTATCTGGAAACAGCCACACGTAACACAGTCAAGTACTTTGTGTTCGAGCCAAACACACTCTTCACACGTACTCAGGTTGTGAATGTTCTGACCCCGATCTTTGATCTGGCCAAGAATACACAAGGTGTATACGACTACCTGATCATCTGTGACGAAAGGAACAATACTCCTGACGTTATCGATCAAAATGAACTGGTTGTTGACATCTATATCAAACCTGTTCGTGCCGCTGAGTTCATCTTGGTTAACTTCTATGCCACTCGCACTGGCCAAGACTTCCAAGAATTGCTCGCCTAATAATTGATTAATTGTTAATAACCGGTCAATACTAAAATATTGGCCGGTTATTTTTTATATTGTAAACTCTTAAAAAAGCATAAATATAATTATGCCAACCATAAAAGTTGTTAAATTATA